TTTTAGCGGTTATCAACCGGTGGTTGGAACAGAAGGTACTTCTGCTAATGCAACTGCTGTTGATTACACAAAAGGATTTTTTGATTGTACTACAATGAGTATTGGCGGTGACGATGTGGTTCTAAATAACTTTAGTGTTACAATCTCGAATCCGGCACAGCGTGTAGGTTATTCTACTGTTAATTCAATAAGTCACGAGCCTTCTGCTTATATGCGTGGGGGAATGATTGAGGTTACAGGAAGCGTATCGGCAAAATTAGATGACAACGTAACAGATACAATTGACGACTTTAGGGATGGAACTTCTGTAAATATTAGCATAGGCGATGGAGCAGCAATTGACTTTGATATTCCAACTGCTAAATACACAGGATACACCCATACCAATACTGATAGTGGAGTGTTTATTGATCTGCCGTTTAAAGCGACAGCAGACGGCTCAAACGCTCTAATTACAATAATAGCAACTTAATAAATCGGGAGGCAAAATGATTATTGAGATAAACAAAAAAGAGTGGGACGTAAATGATTGCACGTATGCACAAAGACGTGAGTTGCATAAGTTAAATGCAAAAGTCTGGTGGGATGGCAAGATGGACGTAGAATCATATTACGAAGTTTTGGAAAAGGTTGGTGATATTGCGGGAGTTGGTGAAAATGACTTTAAAGATATGGGAATGGCAAAAGTCGATGAAGTCTTACAAGCAATATTTTTAGAATACTTAGGTATTGAACCGGCAAAAAAAGATTCCGGGGGTTAAGCCTAGCGGTTTGGTGTTGGCACTTTGGGACACCAGAACCACGTGATATATATAGAAGCCTCCCCTATACTGTGGCGAAGCTCCCGGTTACTTACAAACACGAGCCTGTGAGAGTGCAAACGATTGAAGATATTTGGGACATAATAGATGAAGTATGTAAAACGAGTAAAGAATATACCGATGGTCAAACACTCTTTTATTCTGTTCCCTTCTTTGCAGATTGTAGTTTGTTAGTCGAAAAGTGGATGCTAGATATGATTAATGAATATAATTATACCACTAGGTTCAACATTTCTCTTGGCGAACTTGATAACATCTCTGCTCACCGACTTGATTGTTTCTCAATCATAGATAAAGAAATTAACGCTTGTATGCAAGAAAAGGCAAAGAAAGATAATGGCTGATAAGAAATTAAATATTAAAGTTCGTGCCGATGGAGCAAGACGAGCAAAGAAAGATATTAAAGGTGTTGAGACAGGAATAACATCTTTAGGTAAAGCCGCTGCAAAATCTGCTGCTGCTTTTGTTGGTGCTGCCGGATTAATTACAGGCTTAAAAACTCTTGTAAGATTAACAGCAGAACAAGAAATTGCTGAAAAGAAGCTTGAAACAGCTTTAGGTAAAACTTCAAAAGCTTTGCTTGATCAAGCCTCTGCATTACAAAAAGTTGCGGGTATTGGCGATGAAGTTATAATTGTTCAACAAGCTTTTCTTGCAAGTTTAAAATTTACAGAAGAACAAATAAAAGAAATTATTACAGTTGCTATTGATTTGTCAGCAGCAACAGGAATTGAACTTGAATCTGCGGTAAGAAATACAGCTAAGACTTTTTCTGGTCTTGCCGGTGAATTGGGTGAATTAATTCCACAACTTCGTACTTTAACTACCGAAGAGATGAAAGCCGGTGAAGCTGTCAAGTTAATGGCTGATTTATTTGGTGGACAAGCTTTAAAGCAATCCGATACCTTAACAAGAAGCCTTGCAAATCTTCAAAACGCAACAAGCGATGCGGGTGAAGCTTTTGGTAAACTATTAGCACCAAATGTTAAAAAAACTGCTGATAATTTAACACTACTTGCTGAAGCTGTACAAAAAGAAGGAGTTCAAGAATTTTTTGCTCTTTTAAATAAATCAATAGTTGAAGCAACACCTTCACTTAATATTTTTAATAAAGGTATGGACCTTATAAATAAAGCATTAGGACGTAGAAATGAAATTGCAAAGGAAGCAAAAGAAATTGGTGTTGGTGAAGAACTTCTTACTACGGAACAAGCAATACAACTTGGTGTTATAACTAAAGACTTAGAAGCAGAAACTTTACAAATACGCAAACAAAGTTTCGTGCAATTAGAATTACAAGAGGTAACTTATAAAGAAATAAATACTTCAAGTCAAAAAGCTGCTGAATTTGCAGCAACAACGGCTTCTTCGTTAATGACTTCAGCGTTAATGGGTGACGATGTAGCTGAATCATTAAAACGTGCAGTAATACAATTAGGTCTTATGGTTGCACAAGCTAAGATATATAGTGCAATAATGGATGCGGGTAGCATTTTTGGTGGCGGTGGTTTACTTGGTTCTGCTGTAAACTTTCTTTTTGGTGCTTCACCAACGCAAACCGCTCCAAGTGCATCGAGTGCTTCAAACGCAAAGATTACAATAAATCAAAGTTTTGGCGGTATGGGTGTTATTGATCATAACTTTGCAGCAAACAGTATTATACCGGCTATAAATAAAGCGATTAGCACGGGACAGGCGAGGATAAATTAATTGTTATCATTCGATACAGCTTTAACGAGTGCATTAGCCAATGCAAATACAACTTCGTTTTGGGTACTAAAATTATATTATAATGATGAATCTGCTTTTATTGGTGTAAGCGATAGACATAGACAAGACGGCACGGATATATATTATGGTATTGTGGCAAATTGGGGGGTGTATCGACAGTCGTTAGATTTTTTTAATTTTACTACAACAATTGGCAATATGGGTGTTACGCTTATAAATAGCGAAAACTCAATTAAAGGTGGTAGGTTTTCCGATCTACTTGCTAGTAATAACTTTGTTAATCGTAAGTGGGAATTATTTCTTAATGCTAATAATACATCAACTTTAGATACGGCTGCAAGAATGATTGCTTCTGGTGTTATCTCTGGTGATATAAATTATGACTCTAATAATGTCACATTAACTTTATTTGACAACACTTCTAAATACCATAAAAGAGTTCCAACCAATACAGTCGTTGCATCAACTTATACAAACGCACCCGCTAACAATATTGGTAAACCAATTCCAATGGCATATGGAGATTCTCACGAAAAAGGTGATATTGGTACAATTCCAACTTCACACTTTGATCGCTTTTACAACTTTTATAAAGGAGCATTTCCGGCTATAATTACAGATAAATGGGACGTACAAGAAGAAGGTTCTGAAGCATTAGCAGACAGTCAAGCCATTCATACTTTAGATAATGAAAATATTTATATATATAAAAATGGTTATTATCCTACATTAACCGGAACAATAGACGTTGGCGGTAATCCAGAAATTGAATACAGAGGAAGTGCGGCTTCGGTATTTGTGCCTTTAAGCTTGTCAAATATTGCTTCCGAGAGTACAACGGGAAGTGCAGCAGTTGCAGACGAAGAAAATACAAGCGATGGATCATTTTCTACTTTAGCAACTTGGACAGCAAATGGTGCAACGACTAATAATTCAGTTGCAACAATGACCTTTGCTTTACCACAAATAAATAAATTGGGAAATTATAGTGCAGTAAATACTTTAGTTCGTTTTGGAACAGTTACAGATATTGGCGGTGAAGATAACGATGTTTTTCGATTTACTACTAATTCAACAAATGTTGATATTGATTCAATGTCAAGTAATTCAGAAGTCAAAACAAACATTGGTTCTTTGTATTCTGGTAAAACAACAACTTGGGACTTTGAAGGATCATTGCAATATAGTTTAAGGTCTGGAACTGCAAATGAATCTGCACAAGTAGTAGAATCTGGAATTGTTGTTGATTTTACACTTGAAGATATTGATCCACACGACATACAAGAATTATATGAAGGTGGTCCAATAAAAATGACAGTCCAAGAGGGATCAATGTCACCAGAACAAACTTTACAAATTGGTTACGATTATAATGTTTACTCAAGAACAGTTACCGGCTTTACACCTTCTAAAATAGATTATGTTTATTATTCTGGAAAAGGTCGCAAGTATGGTTCTTATATTGATGCAGATTCTAGGAATCAAGGGTACAACGAAAACGATTTAATTGAAAATCCTGTTTTTATAATTGAAGATATTATTCGTGATGAATTAAGTCTTGGTTCTACAAATATTGATTATGCGACTTTTGATACGGCGGGAAACACAACTAATGGATATTTGGGTGACATATTTGAAGATGCAGTTGGTGATGTAAAGTTTGCATTTGCACAATATAAATTTATTAATTCAAAAGATATTTTTGAACGTCTTGGGCGACTTTGTTTTTCTTATGTTTTTATTAGCGGTGATGGAAAATTTAAAATTAAAACATTGAGAGCAACAAACGATTATTCTTCATCAGATCAGACTATTGATTTTAATGACATAAATTTGACAAATATAAATAAAACATCACTTGGTAATGTAAAAAACTCTATTTTAGTTAAATATAGTCACGATTACGGAGCAAATCAAAATAAATCTGAAGCAACTGCAACTGATTCAACATCACAAGGGACAACTGTTAATGGATTTAATCAAACAATGAAACTTGAGATTGAAGCAAATGAAATTCTTGATTCAACAACCGCAACTAAATTAGCTGAAGCGTTATTAGCATTAATGAAAGATAGGAAAAATACAATTCAATTTTCTTGCCTTCGTCCAAAATATAACCATCTTGAAATTGGGGATATAATAGATTTTAGTAATTGGTCATCAACATTAAAGATATATGGTGCTGCAATGACCGGTTATTTTATAGTGTCAGACATTACAAAAACAGTAAACGGCTGTTCAATCAAAGCAATAAAGGTATCATAAGATGGCAAATATGAACATAGGGACACCACGTTTCTATCCAGACCAAGTAAGTTATTTAATGTCAAGAGGTGTAGAAGCTAATTTAGTTGCAGTTACGGCATCAAATACAGGCAATAAGTTTATGGGGACATTTACAACAGGATCAGCAGCAGAGTTGTTTGATTTAAGACCATTAAACAAAGTGACTTTTGACACTAGTGCAGACACAGATGCACACGTACTTATTACAATAGATACACAAAACACGTCTAAGAAAAATTATATTGCTTTATTAAATCACAATCTTGTTAGTGCTGTTGGTAAAATAAGAATA